GCAGCTGTGTTATTAGGGTAATCATTAAGGATTAGAGTTATCTTAGAGTTACCTTCTAATAGTTGAAAATCAGGTATAAATCTTTTAACTGACATAATAAACTCACCATCTCCTCTAAAGTCCGCAACACCTGTTTGAGTTCCTAAAGCACTTGATCTACTTGCTATATCATAATCACCTGATTGTATAAACGCATCAATAGAAGTTGTACCTGAACTATTAACTTGATCTACTCCTTTTTCATGTTCGTAGTAAGTAGAAGCCCCATAAGTGTTTGTAATACCTTGTATAGGAAAATTAGGTAGCCCTGTTTTATTATATTCAGTTGCAAAGGGTAATTCAAAAACACCTTGATCTATGTAACTAGTTCTTGCAAGCGAACTCGTGGTCCATAAATTTTCTGTGTAATTATAAGTAACACACCTATCTATTTGAGAAGAACTTGCTTTAGGATAAAACCAGCTAACCTCTGTATACAAAGAATTATGTTCCGCATATACTAATTGATTTGATGTATAATTAATTCCTAAATGATCTCCATTAGTTGTAAATACAAAGTCTTCTACTAAACAAGGTATGCTTTTTACAGTACCATCAAACATAAAAAATCCACCTTCACCTGACATCCAGAATACTTTACCATCGGAATAACTTAATGCGTTCTGTCCAATCAATCCACAGTTAGTACCAACTTGTCTTACAGAAAAAGTAAATGGTGGACCAACGAATTGAATCACATATGCAGATGTATCTGTTAAAACCAAAGTATAATCTTTACCAGATACAGCTCCAATAATTTCATTACCTTTATCAACTCTAAAAGTACCTGCAGTGTTTGTAGCTGTTGGAGCATAAGTATTAAAGTCTTCTTGATTAGAAAATCTTATAAACATAGGGTCTTGTGTTGTAGGATCACCTATAGTTGTTTCTGTTCCAAAATGAAACACGTGCCTATCTCTATCCGATACTTGAGTTAATCTTGATTTAGTAGGAGCGCCTGTCATTACTGCAGCTCTATTAGTTGTTGGATTAACCGCCCCCGCATCCCAAGTAAATGTTCTACCATTTCCAATAGTTGCAATTAATATTTGACCAAAGTTATCTAGGCTCCAGAGGCCTGGATCTAAGGTTACATTAGTAGTTGCTCTAGGTGTGTTCCATGTACTAGTGCTCCATGTAGAGGTACCCCAACCAAAACCACCGGTTTGAAAAGTAGGGCCAACAATTTCATAAGGATTAATTGTTGCTGATCCAGTGCCGGATGTAGTTCCAGCTGAATTAGAAGGCATTGTAATATCAAAAGTATTTGCTGTTCTATTTAAAACTTCAAAAGTATTATCTGTAAAAGCAGAGGTAGCATAACCCGATCCTGTTGGAACTGTAACCGCAGTAAATGTTACATACCTACCATTAAGTAATCCATGCGCTGTTTTATTAACAGTAACTGTTGCAGAACCGGATGTTGCATCAAAGGTAGCTCCTGTAATAACATCATTATCTAAAGGACTGATGTCATAAAATGTATTATTAGCATATAAAAATAAACCTTGAGACGTACCAATTGCTACGTATTTCTCTCCTTTAATAGAAGTAAAAGCATGTTGTGCTCTCGCTACGCCAGGTAAAGTTAAATTACTTGAAGTTAATTGAGACCAACCTCCTATTTTTTCAGGTAAACCGTATCTAAATCTAACAAAGTCTCCATCAATCCATTGTGATTCAGCTCCAGACTCAGTGACTTGTTTATCAAAACCAGGTTTAAAATTAAGTTTTTGTAACATAAATATCCAAATATTATAAAGGAGACAGCGGGTGGTATGTGGTGGTGTCCACTGCCTCCATTATAATATACTACCTTTTAAACCAAGATGGAAGACCTAAATGCGGTCTTTTATCAAACATATTTTCTTTGGATCCAGGAGTCTTTTTATTGTTATAATGCAAAAAAACTTGAACACATTCTTTGCCTTTAAATTTATTTCTCCAATGCTCTAATTCACAACCAGAATAAACTAACATATCACCTTGTTTTAAATCTACTTTAATACCCTTCATACCTTCTTTACCAGATGGCTCTAAATATATAGGCCAAGGATCACCACCTAGATTCATTGTAGTAGATATCTCACAACTAAATCTATCTTTGTGTCTTTTTAATTCATCCCCTTTTTTATATATTCTTGCATAAGTATATGCTGGATATAATTTTAATCCTGTTATTTTTTCCATTTGTGGTTGACACTTTAACATTAAAGTTTCCATAGCAATATTTGCATATTGAGAGTATGTGTTTGGTATTTGTCTATCATCATAGCTTCCTATAATATTTTCAAATGGTGAAATATATCTTTGTGCTCTACAAGTATCATAAACTTGTTTTTGCATATTAAAATAGTTTGCAACAAATGCAGCTAAATCTTTTGATATAGCTTGACGAATAACTGTATATTTATTTTTTTTAAAACTCATGTTATTTTTGTGGGGTCTAATTTTATATTTCCAGAAACACTTATTCTTTTTTTATTTGATAAATAAAAAGGATATACTTGATGAACTAATTTTGAAGGAAACAATATAATAGTTTTTTCGTCTTCTGGCTCTAAATGATATTTTTGCTGGCAAACTGATCCTAAAATATTGGTGTAAGTAAATTCAAAAGTATTTGGACAAGGTACATTAGTTTCTCTAACAAATTTTAATTTTTTTTCTTTTTTATAACTTGAAGGAATTTCTACCCAAACTACAAAAGATAAAACCCCTGAGTGACAATGTGATGGATTAAACTCATATTTATTTTGCATATTAACCCAAAACCCATCTAAAGCATAAGCACAATTTTTTGTTAAAGGATGTCCAACAATATTATTTATATCTTCCGGTGAATATTGATCTATTAAAGAAAATAAAACATTTTTTAAAAACCAGTCATCTTTATCTTTTAAAGCAAAAGAATCTGATATATTTCCAGCTAAAGTAGCATTATATCTATTTTTTTTATTTTTTATATAAATTTTTAATTTATTAAATGCTTCGTCATTTAATTTATCTTTAATAATTCCTGTATTTAAAAATGAATTAAACATCTTTAGCCATTTCTTTCGGTACAGCTTGTATATTCCAATGTATAAATCTAAACGGTTCTATACCATGATCGACCACATATTCATGTTCCAAGTATCCTGGAAAGATAATTAAAGTTCCAGGTTGTACTTTACAATTAATTAATTCAGTTCCATGAAATATATCATTACTTGTTTTCATTTTTAATTTTGTAGCTCGTGCACCTGTTCTCGGTTCATGAAATATTGGATAAGAAGTTTTATCACTACATTTTAAAAAATAAAAACCAGACACGTGTTGATTCCAATGTATATGTGCACTATGGTGTCCCCCACCTTTTTTAGCAAATTCTTGTACCCACATCTCACTAAACATAGTTGTGTACTGTTGCATATCAAAACCTTGCCAATCTAAAAACTCCCAAGATTTTTGACCTACATAATTTCTAAAATCTAAAAAATTATTATCCATAATTAATGGTGTTGAATGATAACTTCTTCCAAAATCTCCATGTTTTTTTATATATTCTTTTGCTTCTGGAAAATTTTTAGCTTTTTTAACATATTCATTGGAAGCTTTATTTAGAGATTTAACAAATTCAGGTTTTTGTTCTGTCCATATTGGTGTTTTAAAATATTCTTGAATAATCATATTATTTAAATGGATATCCAAGGTTCCACATTACCAATGAATATCTCGTTCCTTTCGTTACGGGTTTAACTCTATGCCAGACAAATGATGGAAAGACAATAATAGATCCTTTAGGTAATATCTCTTTTGCTTTTCTTAAATGTTGACTTTCATCTCTCATATGTGGATCATAGTTTCTAAAATCAAACTCTAACTCTCCACCTTCATATTCTGAACCATCTGTTAATTGACAAGTCATAGATAGCTTTCGAATTTTGCCGTGTTCTTCTGGATTGTTAGGTTTATCATAAGGTTTATGCCAACTATCACAGTGCCAATCATAGTATTGATTAAGTTTATATTTTGTAAATTGACAAGACTCACTTCTATCCCATTCAAAATTCCAACCAGCAGATTTATTAGCTTGATGTATGTAGGGATGTAATTCTTTATATATCCAAGTTTCACTTAACCAAACAAGATCTGAATTTCTTTTACGTTTCATATCTTTTATTTCTTGTTTAGATAATTCTCTATCACCATATCCACCCGTTCTTGCCATAGATTCTGCTTGTGATAATCCATAATTAATTATGTCATCACATAGTTTTGGTGGTATTGCTGAAGTAAAATACCAATAATAATTAGATATATTCATAAGTTATTGTTTTAACAAAATTCAATGAATCTTTTTGATTGTTTGAGATAACATACATGTTTGTCGATGGAAACATAATGAACATATTATCTTTTAATTCTATATCCCAACTTTTTCCTTTTCTTCTATTGTTGTCATAGAATATTCGCACCATACATTCATTAGTTTTAACACCATACAATAATGTATAATCAGGTGAGTTTCGAAGATCTATTGGATCAATATTTAGTAAGGGTTGTGATATTTGATTAGGTTTATAAATATCTCCAAATGTTTTTTTATTAACTAATTGAAAGCCATATTCTAAATTTATATGCTCACGTATATACGTATTCAACATATCCCAAGTTCTTGAGAATGGAAACTCTGAATTTATAAATGTCGATTGTAAAATGTCGCCTGATAGTTTATCTCGATCTATTTCAAAACCTTTAGGCATTGAAACATCACCATAGTATAAAGCTTGCTCTGTTAAAACTTTCTTTTGCATACCACCACCCGATATATGTTATGCTAGACTATTTGTCAAATCCCAGGCTTGAGTTTCTTCATTCCAGTTGTAACCCCATCTGTGAGTTCCAGCTACAGTTTGATCTTTTTGTTCTTCTGTTAATGCTGGAGCAGCACCAATTGGTGATTCCCAATTAGCAATTGTATTATTTTTTACCCAAGATGCATGTGGTTTTTTAGGCCAAAAGATTTGATCATCTTCATCCCAAGTGTAACCAATCCCTGCATAGTTTCCTCTAAACGCTGTACCACCATTAGTATGTTGATTACCTACTGTATTGTAAGATGTTTGAATCCACATTTGTGCAGGCCAATTATTATGTGTTTCTAAATATTGTTGACCTACTGATTCATCTTCAACACCATCAGCATTTAACATATTAACATTATCAAGTGTTAATACTTGAATAACTTTATTATTAGTTCCTAGTTTTGCAAAATGTGCCATATGTTTATCCTTTTACATTATTTCTTATATTTTGTAAATATATTATATTTAAAATTTTTCTCAAGATTGTGCCATAAAATAGGTATAAAAGGAAAAGTTTTGTCTCCATTATAATCTAAATCTTTAATATGTTTTATTGTTTCTTTCCATATATTATTATTATTAATATGTTCATAAGTTTTTTTCTTTGCATATTTCCAAAATTTACTATCAAAATTAGAGCCTCCATGATAAGCATAACATATAAAATTTTCATATCTAATAGCCATATCATCTAAATAATTGTTTAATTCATCTTCTGATTTATTATTATGTAAGTAATCCCAAAAGGATCTGTTTATATTGTCATACATTACACCTGAAAGAGCTTCAATAGGTTCGTAAAAAATAGCTCTATTTCCATTTTTTAAAATTCTATCTTTTAAAAAATTTTTAGCTCTATAAGGTTTAAATTTAAATTCATTTATATTTTCTTTTTTTACATCTTTATTTAAAAGATTACTTAAATCTTTTAAAGCTTCTTCGTCAGAAGTAATTTTATCATTAAAAAGATAACCCCAACCTTGTCTTGTTTGTAGAGGTATTCCAAACATCCAACCATTTTTAGTCGCTTGATGGTAGGTAAAATTCCAATCACCTGGTTTATTTATTTGATGTGCAAAACATTTATTTAAAGGAAGAGCATTACAAACATGATAATCATCATATGATTCTGGCCAACCCCTACAATCAATTATATAATCAAATTTATTTTTTAAACTTTCTAAATTTGAAACATCTTCATGTAATTCTTTAAACCTATTTTTATAAATTTCTTTACATCTTTTAAAAACAAAATCTTTTAATTTAAAATTATTAAAATGCATTGCGTAATAAGGAGGTAAAATAGGACTTGTAAAATCTATTTTTCTCCAATTTTTATATAAAACATAATATTTTATTGTTGCATCTAGTTCTTTAGAATCAAATTGAATATTATATTTTATAGATTCCCAAAGCAATTTAGGTAGTTGAACATTACTACTTTCACCTATTCCTAAAATTTTTTTATTAGGATTATATATGCAAGTAATTTCTGTTTTTAAGTCACCCGCATATCTTAAAAAATGACACACAGTCATTACACCGACAGTACCGGTTCCCACCACAGCAATTTTCATATTTTATTGATATTTATATCTTATAACTACAATTCCAGATCCACCAGCAGCACCACTACCCATAAAACCAGATCCTCTAGCTGTTCCTGCTCCACCGCCACCACCAGTGTTTGCTGTTCCAGCTTGGGAAGGTGGTTCTGCTGGTGGACCATAAGCTCGTCCTCCGCCACCAGTTCCACCTAAACCATTATCATCACCTGTATGAGAACCACCGCCACCACCGCCACCATAAGCAGTTGGTGATGCTGTGATTGAAGTAGTTGCTCCATCTCCACCGTCAGCGGGTGTTCCACCAGCTATAGTAGTTCCAACTTGTGTTGCTCCACCACCGCCACCAGAACCAGATCCTCCAGTATTAGGGGCTCCAGCACCGCCAGGAAAACCTTGAGACGGACTTACAGGAGGTGTATTACCTGCTCCTCCTGCTCCACCAGTATTAGCTCCACCACCACCTGAACCACCAGTAGCTCCAGCTCGAGGAGCTGGGTCACCTGCACCGAAACCTCCACCAGTAGAAGTTACTGTTGAAAAAACTGAATTGCCACCACTACCTGCTGCTGTAATTGTTCCACCTGGATAGCTAGTAGTGGAAAAAGTTCCAGCAGACCCACCTGCTCCAACTGTTATTGGATAAGGTGTTGCAGTTACTGTAATTGCAGTACCACCTGGATTACCGTTAAGGGGACTTGCTGAATAACAGTCTGCAGGTCCTTTATATTCTCTGAAACCTCCAGCTCCACCACCGCCACCACCAGCTCCAGAAGCTCCACCACCGCCACCACCACCGACGACCGTATAAGAAACTATATTATTTGCAGCACATGCAGAAGTTCCAGACACTGCAAAAGTACCAGGTCCTGTAAATTTATGAATTTTGTAATCTCCTGAAGTTGTAATTGTTCCACCTGTTGCTGTTATAAAAGTTTGAGCTCTAGCATTAGATGTTGAGTCTATTACATTTAACCAACCTTGTGTTGAATCTACATATACAAATGTAACTGATTGACCTTCTGTATTTAAAGTTGCATCAGCATTTGCTCCACCAATTTTATCTGACCCATTTGGAGATACTGTTACATTATTTGTTTGCCAAGTTGCTGCATAATCAGCTAAGGCAACTATATCTCCAGCTGAACCTGCTGGAAGTGTTACTGTAATTGCTGCAGATGTTGTGTTAACAAAATAACCATTACCACTTACAGCAGTGAATCCTGAAGTTTTAGCTGTAGTGTCCCAAGTAACCGCTCCAATATTTTGGAAAACTCCCTGATCTATCATTGTAGTTCCGCACGATACTACTCCCATTATGAATCTCCTTTTATCTTAGATAAATTAATTTTAAATTTTTCTCCAGATATATTATTTATCATGAATATATCATCTTTTCCTTCTTGTAAAGTCCAATTACCTTTAGTTCCGTCTACCATGTTTCCTTGATTTTTAGCTTGATTAGATAAATGTAAATCCCCTGTATACAAATTTCTCCATACATTTCCCGAAGCTCCTAAGTCATAAGTGTCATTTGCTCCTGGAACAATATTTCCTGTAGCAGTTATACCTCCTGAAGTAACATCGCCAGCAGTAATGTCTCCTAAGTCAGCTGTAATATCTACAATATTAGTTCCATCAGAATATAAAATTTTATATCCTTTATCTGTAGTAGACCACGTAGCACCTGTTCCAGAAGATGTTTTAAAAGTTACTGTAAAAGCACCTGTTGTTGCATTTTCAACTAAATAAGTTTTTTCTATAGAGTCTGGAATTGTAACATTAACAGCACTTGTAATAGTTCCTGTTAATCTTAAAACTTGATTTTTACCATTCGATAAAACACCATTTGAAAAAGTCAAGGTTGCACCGGTAGTTGCATTTAATCCTACAGCATCATACCCACCAATTGCTTGCTCAAGAATTAGTAAATTAGTGTTAGTAAACTGTCCCCAAGTTCCTGAGTTTTCTCCAGTTTGTTGTACAGTTAATTTTAAACTAGCTGATGTTGCGTTTGCCATATTTTAAATTCCTTAAAATTTTATTTTATTCAATTTATTGTTAAAAATCAAGCTACTTCCTGCCAACCTGGAGGATCGATAGGAGCACCTCCTGTGTTAACTTCTGTCCATACTATATTTTCAACAGTATTTAATGTCATTGTCATTTCAATTCCTGTTGGCCTTGCTACTGAATCTGTAGCTGTAGCTTGACCTTCTTGCATCGTTAGATCAAAACCAGTTAAATCTATTAAAGTATTTGCATCCAAAACAGTTGTTCCAAGAGCAGCTGTCATAGCTTCTCCAGTCAAACTAACATTTGCATCTGCACCAATTATAACAGAGTTTTCTTGCATGGTCATTGCTTGACCAGTGACGGATATATCTGCGGTACCTGTAACAGTAACAGAACCTAAATTAGCAGACATTGCTATTCCAACCACATCTTCCGTTACAACATCTGTAAATGCTTGAGCTGTGCCTTGAGTAATAGTTAAAACTTGTCCTGTTACATCAACATTTGCAATACCTGTAATTGAAACAGAACCTAAATTAGAAGACATTGCTATCCCTGTTGGAAATGCAACAACACCTGCAAATATATCTACTGTACCTAGATTAGCAGACATTGCTATTCCAGTTACATCTTCTAATACAACATCTGTAAATGCTTGAGCTGTTCCTTCATTTAAGGTTAAATCAAAACCTGTTAATTCAACATTAACACTTGTTGAACCTGTAGCTGCAAAAGGACTTTCTGCAAAAGCTGTTATACCAAAAGCCATGAGCTACTAAACCTCTTCTAATTTGAACTTATATTTTTTACCTGATTTGTTATTGAATAAATAAAGATCTTCAGCACCCTCTTGAATAGTCCAACTACCTTTTGTACCATCAACTGCGTTACCTTCTTTTTTTGCTTCGTTAGATAAATGTAAGTCTCCAGTGTATAAGTTTCTCCAAACGTTTCCTGATTCACCTAAATCATAAGTGTCATTTGCTCCTGGAACAACGTGACCAGTGACATTTAATTCTGAACCATCAAATGTTAAATTTGCTTCTGCATTCATCGCATCTGTGCCTGTTGCAGTAAGAACTCTATTATTAGAACCATTAGACATGAAGTCTGATACATCAACAGCGACTGTGTCTGCTGCTACATCAATACCTGTACCCGCACCAACATTAAGTGTAACAGAACCAGAAGCACCGCCTCCTGTTAAACCATTACCAGCAGTAACCCCTGTAATGTCTCCAGTGTTAGTAGTGTAACCTGCATCATTATTAAATCCTGAATTATTAATATTTGCTTTAGTTAGTTTCTTTTGATTATTAGAAGCATCAACTACAACAAAAAAATCTCCATCAGCGTCTGATGTAGATGTAGTTAATTCTGAAAGATCAACATCTATTTGATCTGCTTGAACATCAATTAAGTTCCCGGCTCCAACGTTTAATGTAACATCTCCAGAAGATCCACCACCTGTTAAACCGTCTCCTGCTGTAACTGCTGTAATATCTCCAGTAGTTGGAGTTTGAAATTCTAAAGCTGTTGCACCACTGTTTACAGCTAAAACTTGGTTAGCTGTCCCAATAGCTGTTAAACCTGTACCGCCTTTTGATGTTGGCACTGTAGGTAATCTATCTGATGATAAAGTTCCTGAAGCAACGTTTGATGCATCAAGATTTGTTAAAGCTGAACCATTTGCTGCTGGAAGTGTTGCGGGGAATCTTGCGTCAGGCACTGTGCCCGATGCTAAATCGTCTGCGTCTAAGTTTGTTAAATTTGCTCCACTAACTGCAGGAAGTGTTGCTGGGAATCTTGCATCAGGCACTGTGCCTGAAGCTAAATTATCTGCATTTAAATTTGTTAAATTAGATCCATTGTTTGCAACAATGTTTCCACTTGAATCTAGTATGACTGCTTTGGATGCAGGAAGGGTACAGAAAACATCTTTAGTACCTGCAGAAAAATCTACCGCAGAGTCACTATTAGATGATGATAATATGGTATCTCTTGATAATGTATCAGTTGCAGCATCTGTAACTGTGCCAAGTCCAACTTCAAACTCACCATTCTCATTTACAATAGAATAATAAGTTGTATTACTGTTACCAATACCAGCAACAAAAGTTTCAAAACCTAAAACGGCCCCTGCTAAATTTATTGTGCCCGTACCTGTACTTGTAGAGGTTTCTTTTACCCTGTCATTTACAACTAGTGCCATTTAAAACTCCTTATTAACCAGAGATTCTTAATATAGCTGCTGATGTAGTAAATGCTGGAAACTGAATTGTAAAAGTTCCTGATGTAGCTGTTTTATCTGCTCCAAAATCTAAAATTGCAACTGCTGCATTAGTAACTGCAGAAGATGTATTGTAGATCATTGCACCTCTAGCTGTCAACGTTACACCTGTGAAAGATAAATCTGCAAAGTCTACAATTGCAACACCTGATGCAATTGAAGTATTCTGACCTGCTAATGGATCACCACCCGATGCGTAAGTACCTGTGTTTGCAACTTCGTTTGTAGTTGTAAATGAAGTAGTCGCTGAGTTTAGAGTTGCTGAAGAAGTATAAAGTGCTAATTTAAAAACATCACCACCAGATGAAGAAAAGTTTTGATCACCTTCTAGTAATTGTTTTTTGAAAGCATTTGCGATCGCTTGTGTTATAGCCATAGTATATCTCCTTATTTTCCTATTCGAGGAACACCGCTTTGATATTCATCTCGTCTTCTTCTTCCCATTTGTTCAATTGAGAAGCCTTCTACCACTTGTTTATACTTTTGTTCGTATAATTGCAAGAGGTCTTGAGGTCCTTTTAAAAATCCATAGGCCTCGACTAGGCATGCATATAAAAGTCCATTGGGAAAATTCTGACTTATATATGTTGTAGCATTTGTACTAGATAATCCGGGATCTTTCAAGATATAATTTAATTGAATTGTGTAAGTAGCATCAGGGGTAGGTGCTACCACAATTTTTTGTTCATCCCATAAACTGTAATATTTTGGAACTCCTGTTACTTCTGTAGGATTAAATTCAGACATAAAACTAGTATCTCTATATTGTAAAAATTCTCTATTATTAGGTTGAGAACTTCCTTGAGAATCTACTATTTGAGCTGATCTAACAATTAATAATCCTGCTGGTCTACCTATAAATCTATCTGAAGTAATTAAATTAGCTGTATCATATCTTCTGTTATTATCAGAATCGATATCTCTAAAAATTCTAAATTCAGCATTTTCAATAAATCCATCTAAGATAGTTGATGTAAAAACATTTGCATCTACTTCTGTATAGTCTCTAATTTTTTGTAATAATTCTGTGTATGTCATCCTTGTTTAGTATCCAGTGGTCCAGCTAAGACTTGAATACCTCCTCCTGTTTCTGTACTCGAAGCATTTGAAACCAAGTTAAACGTATAACTATTTTCTAAAGTTATTGTAGAAGGTTGGCCTGCTTGTTGTTGAGTTGTTTGTATCATAGTTATTGAATAACCGCCAACAATAATTGCACCTGAATTATGAGCGCTAGCAGTTGTGTTTTTAGGTAAGACTCCTCTAAATTGTGAGTTAGTTCCTCTTACACATCCTGTTAAATCATTGCTTGATTTACCAGTGTATTGAATAACTTCGTTGTTAAAATAAGAATCTCCATCATCTGATACATCTACTTTTTCAATCATAAAAAATCCTGATGTAGGAAAGGCTGAAGCATCTGTTAATGAAATAGTTGTGTCAGTTGCAGTTATGTTTGAAGCTAATGTTGTAGTTAGTTCTAATGTAGATTTAGCTACACCACCTACCGTTGGAGATTTAACTGATTGAAATCTTACAATATCATTATTTACTCTTGCGCTGTTAGGTTCTGATACAGTTAGTAAAGTAGAACCTGAAGCTGTTGTAAAAGGGTTCGTTGGTAAAAAATCTGTAGTTCCAAATTCTGTTCTTGCAGGTCTTGCTTTTTCTAAACCTTGTGGATCAGCAACAAATGGTTTTGGCTCTAATTGTGGTTGCTTACGTTCATATTCTGAATAATGTACAAACGCACCATTCCATTCTGTTACCATTTCTCTCCACGGAAAAGCTAATCCGCTTCGGTCAGAGATTGCTAAAGCGTGTTTCCCTTTTGCAAACTTTGCCATTATATCTCCGGATAATAAGTTTTAGGTGAAATGTAAACACTAGCTGATGAACCATCTTCTTCTAATGCTCTTAGTAATTCATCTTCGTAAAGTAATTTCATTTCTTGAGTTCTGTTAGGTGCTTTCTTTTGTGATATGTAATAAGCTAAACCCGCACACATACAAGGTACAAATCTATTAACAACATCAGCTTCGTTAGTATATTTACCTGCATCTTGTAATCTTTGTAAATAATAAAAGAACACGTAGTCTCCAACTTGATCAGAACCTGGAGTTAAATATAAAGTTACTGATATTCTATCTATAAATCTCTGTACCCAATATTGAGAAGGTTGACCTGTAGCAGTTTTATTTGAAAAAGCTGAATATTGTGATCTGTTTACTTTTGATAAAGGAGAGTCTACATTTGCTGAAGTTCTATAACTAGCCTCTAACATATCAGAAGCCATATTTACAAAATTATTTACTGAATCGTTTTGTGCATGAGAAGCAGCAGTTGTGTTATCTACACCTCTGGTAGCACCTGTTAAATTTAAACTAGATATTCCTGTATAAGAAATAATTTCATCATTGATTTTTATTTTTCCAGAGTCAGGCATCTGGGCCACAGAAGCAACTGGAATAGTTGTGTCTGTATCATTTATAGCAGCTGTTAGTGTAGTTGTAATTCCGTTTGATGTACCATCGCTTGGTGATCTATAAATTATATATTCGTTTTGACCGCTAACTAAACTAAAAGCATGTTCTCTAACTTGCCAAAAATGGATACCTCTATTATCCCATTCTTGAAGCATTATGTTTAATGATCTTCTAGCTGAACGCAGGTCATTACCTGAGTAATCAAAGAAACCTAATCTTTCAAAAGCTTCAGTTATAATTTCATCGATCGAGAATGTTTTCTCGAATGTAGTTGTGCCTGAAAAAGCCAAGTTGCCTCCTACGAGTTACTTCCGCCGCTATGAAAAACAGTGATAGCTGTAATCGATTCAGTAGTTAGTGCAGAGTAAACATCTGTTTTAAATAAAATTGGTACAGGGAAATTAACTGTCATATCATGAATATGAGCACCCTTATTTAATTTTACTTTTGATGTTCCACTTGCTCCACCATCTTTAAGCTCTAAAACTCCAGCTGCGTTAGGACCAGATACATGAACTCCATATACTCTAGTTCTTCCAGATTGAACAGTTTTAGTTTCAGTAGTTACGTTAGTTGCAACTCCATCAATTGATGATCCAAATGTTGACATAATTTTTATCTCCTAAAATTTATATGTGGGGCCGAAGCCCCACACTAATTATTTATTAACTATCACTAAATGGTGTAACAATAGTTCCTGATCCTAAGATCAAAGTATTGTGTACCAAGTATTGAGCAGTTTCTAACGCTGTAACTTGAATTACAGATCCAACGATCCCACCTGTAGTTGTTCCATTCATAG